ATTATAATTTTGTAGGCTTCTTTGCCCGGTTGATCTTTAGTCTGTTCTAAATAACCTTCTTCTAATAGTTTATTTAGAGATGCATCGATCACTTCTGGTGAAAAGTCTTTGAAGTGATATTGGACTACAGCATGTTTGGTAAAACTATCCTTATAACGATCTGGATTACGATAGGCCAGATTGATATAGAAATGTAAGATGTCAAAAGGATCTGGATAACTTTCCAGATCCTTTTCAATCCCTAGGATAAATTTAATTGGGAGACGATCTTCGTTAATCGTTAGCAACATCTTCTAAGATCTCATCAATGTTTATATCTTCGATCTCTTCCATATTGTAGTTGAAGATCGGTTGAATGTGTGCATCGATTCTCTTTAGAACCTCAGTCGTGAATACCTTATCAGTGAAGAAGTCTTTGTTATCGACTGCTTCGTCAAGGTGTTCACAAACCCAAGTGCGTGCAGTTTTCTTTAAGATCTTCTCACCGGTCTTAGGATCGATAGTTCCTCGATCGACACCGCAAATATCCCATGATACGTAGTTTTCAAGACCAACGTAACGGTTCATGCCTTTAGAGAAGTGCAAGTGAAACTTGATCTTTGAAGGTTTAGCGAAACGGTTCTTGTTAGGTGACGCAGTAACGATAATACCTGCTTTCTGATCTCCTTCTTTCAATTGTGCCTTGTTCAAGAATAAAACGATTGACGCTGCATATTCAGGACCTGTACCTCCACCTGCAATTTGAGTTGGGATAAAGGATTGTGATTGATATGTGTGGTTGGTGAACAAGAAAGGAATCTTTAGATCTGCCATCGGAGTCATGATAATTCTAAAGATTGACTTTAGAACCTTTGAACGTGTCATATCCGACTTATCAGACCCCGATGCAGCATCGTCAATTTCCTTTGCGGTTGCAAGGTTACCGGCAGAATCAAGAATAATTAGGATCTTAGGCAATTCTGCGCCTGATGCTTTTGCATCTTGCATTTTCTTGGTGATGCGGGTGACTGAAGTACGGAAATCTTGAACCGTATTAACGGGTTGATAGTTAACTTTGTTTGTATCAATGCCAAACTTCTTCATTTGATCTCGATCCACCGCAGCTTCAGAATCATAATAGATGATACTGTAGCCCATGTCAATTGCCCTCTTCACCGTGTTCAACATCAAATATGTCTTACCCGTTCCTGAAGGACCAGCAACCGAACATGCTCTATTATTTGGCCATCCGCCAAACACAGACCCTGAGATACATGCGTTCAGGTTATAGTTGCCGGTGTCGATCCACTCTGTAACTTCACTAAAAGAAGAGTGTTCCATGATAGAACCTAACGGATTGATGTCCTTCAACTCTGCGTTAAGATCTTCAAATGTGAATTCAGTTAATTTCTTCGCCATTGTTTTCTAGGGTTTGTTGTTCTTTTTCTCGAAGAGCTTGAAGCTCTGTTAATAGTTTACCTGTCTCGATTTCAATCTTTGACATGTTATCCTGTAGACGATTCAACTCACGGTAAATGAAATCATATCGTTCAACAAAGAATATTTCGTTTTGTGATAGACCTTCAAGGTCTCTTGGTCTGAGTGCCATATTTTTAGTAAGCTGGACTGTTTTGCTGGATGTAATCCCATACTAGTTTGCGAACAGATGCTCCAAATTCCATGTCGTTTGGATTTTCAGTGTGAAGTTCAACTAATTGGGTCATGAGTTTATTATCTTCCATGATTAGTGTATTTTAATTTATACTACGTGAATGTGTTTTGTTTAGAACAAAGAAGTTGAGTAAATTAGATTACGATTAATGGACTGTAATCCAACTGACGTTAACAATCGATTCAAGGGATCAATGATTGATTTTTCAAACTGTGTTTCGTAATCAACCTGTGGCGCAAATTCATAAGGATGATCTCCTGGAAGGTATGCAAATACGTCTGAAATTCCACCTGGATCAATTGCGTGATAGATCTTCAACTTCTCACCATTACCAATCAGTCGATACTTTGATTTGAATTTTTGGTTGTTGTTCAACAAGAAGTTGTAATATCCTGCAGCCTTTACGTTGGGCGGACACTTTAGACCAAACTGAAATTCAATATGATCATCAACAATATATCTTTCAATGTTATTTGTTCTCTTATTGAACGCAATTTCATCGAGCTTGGCCATCTTGAACTGCTTCTTGGCTTCGCTTAAGAATGATGTAAGTTTTTGAAGGGTGTCTGCTGTAGGGCCAGCCTCTTCATTAAACATAATCTTAAGGGCCTCTGTTAATTTAGCCCTAGCAAACGTAGGAGTAGAGGATTGAATGGTATCAAATCCAATGGTCTTTACTTTACTCAGTGGCTTATGGCGTTCAGTCGTAGGAATCTTATCATCCCACGCAATATCCTGAATGTACTTTTTCTTACTCATCCAAATGCCAGAGTAGGCCACTGTTTCTAGCTCAAAAACTAAGAAGTTATCGGTGTTGGCTGCTACTGCATACTTTTCCATTGCTTTAACAATATACTCTTTAATTCTAAAATTGTATACTGCTAGGATGAATGTATCAATGGTCATCGGTTCTCCTGTCCATTCACATGTTTTATACATCTCATCGAACTGTACGTAGCACGAATCAGTATCAATGTAAATTACAGATGGGCGGTGGCATTGTCCTTTAACTGTTACGCCGATGTGTTCGTGTAACTTAGTGTCTTTATGCCAAAAATCATGAAAGTACTTATTTAATACTTGTTCAGAATACAGGATAGCGTTTTGACCCTGTAAGGTAATTGATTCGGCAATATCTAGATTAAAGAAGTGAAACCACTTATTACCAAATGCACCGTAAACTGAGTTTAGCGTTACCTTAACCGCTTGCTCATAAGCCGTAAACTTGGCGGACTCTTTTTGATAATAGTCCACCAAGCTTTGTAGCTCGTCTTTTCCTAGTCGATCTAGGGAAGTATTCTTTAGTTCTTCTAAAGTCATTATTCAGCCGTTTGACAAGTAGCAATCGTCAACAATGTGTTAGAGTCATTAGACTTCATAACAACCTTATTTGCTGATACGTAAACTGCGTACTCTTCACGGTCTAGAAGATTCAAATACTTTTTGTAAAGGGTTGCAGAAGCTGATTGACCATTGTACTCTGAACCTGCTTGATAGTTATAAGTCTTACCTTTAACTCGAACACCTTCGCCATTCGCTTTAATTTCAAACGTTTCATCTTTATCAAGATTAAACAGTGACTTGATTTTACCAAGTGTGAAAGTGTCAAGCGTAAAATCAAATGCCGACCCTTCACGTGAAAAGATGCCTTCAATTTGAGAATCTGTAAGATCTTTGAAACCAAGAGAAGGTTCAGAACAAACTAGTGTGATTTCAAGTTCATTATTGAAAATCTTCATTGTAGATGATACATAGTCTTCTTCGTTCTCGATCAATTCGATCTCTGCTGAGATTTGATCTGAACCAAACATCTTAATTGCTTCAAGAACTTTGTTAGCGTCAAAGAAAGCAACTTTGATTTCCTTACCTTCAGGAAGATCACCATCGACAGTGAACAACTCTGAAATTGGCTGTGAATGCATTTTAACTGCATCACGTTGTGGTAGATAAACCGCAGATTGAATGTTACCGTTACGCAACTTGAAGTACAGGAATGAATCGATTGACTTCAGGCGATTAACGAACTCTACGAATTGGTTCTGATCTACGCGATTGATTTGAATTTTCATGCTTAATTATTTTCGTTTAGTTATTGTATAGTAAAATTGGTAATTTGTTTCACATAAAAAAACCCGCTCAAAGCGGGTTCTTAAATAATGCTATCCATCACAACTTAAGCAGTCAATCATTGCTCGTTGAGCAATATCTCCTCTTAGCACTGATTCTGTTCGCATGTAGTATAATGTCTTAACGCCTTGCTTATATGCCTCTAGGTGAACTTGATTGATGTACTTGGGTTCAGCCTCGTTAGGGAAGGCAAGGTTAAGTGAAACCGCTTGGTCAATGTATTGTTGACGAATACCAGCTTGACGAACTAATTCCATTTGATTGATTTCCTTAAAGGTCAAAAATACATCTTTGAATGGAACCCACTTGTCTTTTTCAATTTCAGAAAGTTTATCATATTCCTTTTGATTGATGTATGTGAATTTCTCACCTTCTTTGGCGTACCACTTGTCAAGAGATTCTACTCCTTGAACCGATCCACCATCTATCAAAATTTGATCCCAAACTTCTTTAGAGTTTAGTTTGATCATGTTCAGTGCCGTGTCAAGGGTTGGGTTCTTGCGAATGAATGTACCTTTTGCAGTTTGCTCGGTGAAAACGTTGGCAGCCCATGGCTCAATACCCGCTGATACGTTTCCTGACAGTTTTGAATTTGAAACTGTTGGGGCAATGGCACGAAGGTGTGTATTTCTCATACCTGTTCCAACACACCACAGTGGCTCGCCATACACTTTTGCCATGTCTCGTGAAGCTCGTTCCGATTCAATCTTAATTTGAGAGAAGATCTTACGTGTTTCAAATTGTGCGCCCATTGCGTCAAATGCAATACCTCTTTCTTGTAGGTACGTATGCCATCCAAGAACTCCAAGACCCAGTGCTCGACCTTTTTCAGCTGAACGAACAGAGTTCTCGAAGCCACGCATGTATTTTGCACGTGTGATAAACTCTTCTAGGACGCCGTCTAGGAACCATGTTGCAGTGTAAACCAGATCAGTGTCCTTCCACTCGTCGTATTTTGCAAGGTTGATTGAAGACAAACAACAAACGAATGAGTGGTTCTCGTCAGTATGAAGAGTAATCTCAGAACAAATGTTGGTCATAAAAACCTTTAACTGATTGTTCTTGTAAGCATCTGGATTTTGACGGTTAACGTTACCTTTAAACATGATGTAAGGCTCGCCGGTCGTTCTACGCTTACGAAGAACTGCAGCCCATCGTTTACGGGCTTCCTTGTCTCCTTGTTCAAGCTTCATCATAAATGAATCTGAGACAACAACACATTGGTGCATATTTAGAGATTGACGATTAACGTCTCCTTTGGGTTCTCTAATTTCTAGCCACTCCCAAAAGTCACCGTGCTCGATATCGATATTAACTGATGCTGCACCTCGACGAACTGAACCCTGATTTGTCGCTAGAATCGATGAATCGTAGATCTTAATAAAAGGAACTACGCCATCTGACGTACCGTTCTGTGAAATGTTCGAACCTGCAGGACGAATCATATTAACTCCAATTCCAACTCCGCCACCGTGTTTTGCAAGTAGCATCATTTCAAGATTCTTGTTACCAATCTCTTGAATTGAATCGCCTACATCAATACCAAAACATGAAATTGGTAGACCTCTTTCGGTTCCAGTGTTTGAGAAAACTGGAGTTGCTAGGTTCAACCAACCCTTCCACATGTAATCAAAGAATTTACTAGCCAAATCAGGCTTACGTAATCTCTTTGCTACAGTGGTAGCAACTCTCCAATATGCATCCTTTGGTGTTTCACCTTCTAAAAGATAACCTTTAGATACTGTTTTAACGTAAACTTCAGTGTTGGCCCATATTGGAAAGTCAACTCCAACTTCCCATCCTAAAAATTCACCATGATTAATTTCTTCCATTCTATAATTCTTATGTACTTTATACCGCTAGATTCAAATCTGTTTAAGAAAACAAATCGTCTTCATCCCAGTTTTCATCTTCACCAGCCTTTGAGTAATCCGTAGGGCGTACTGCGAAGAAGTCTGTATGCGTATGCCCGCCTGTTAAGTGATAGAACCAATCAAGTTCTGCGGCTGCTGATTCATCAAACTTAAAGATAGATTCATAACCAATTTCATTGAGCTTTTCATTGGCTCTTTTCTTGATGAACTCTTTTAAGTCTGATGCATTTAGATTTTCTAGATCGCCAGCTTCAAAAATCTTATCGATGTAATTCATTTCCATTTCGACCATAAGATGTGCAGCTTCTTCAACCTGTGATTGTACTGCATTTCTTAGGTCTGGATACTCTTCACACATTTGACGGAACAATTGACATCCCATTTTTGAGTGAAGAGATTCATCTCTAACTGACCATTTCATTTGCTGACCAATACCCTTTAAAAGGTTTCTCATTTGAAACGAGTATAGAACCGCAAATGAAGAATATAGAGCTACTCCTTCGGCAAAGGCTGAAAAAATAGCCAATGAACGAGCAACGTCTTTTCGAGCTTCCGCTGACCTAGCCAAATCTTCATGGGTGTAATCCGCTGTAGTACCCATCAAGAACTCAAAACGTGCAGCTGTTGAAGGCTCATGTAAGAATGCCTTAAAATCCTCAAGGCCTAATGTTTCGTTTAGATATGAATACGCTGTTGCATGGATGGTTTCTTGCGAACCAAACATCATTGCCATTTGCTTAATTTCATGTTTAGGGAACCAATTGGTTACCATGCCGGTCCAATAATCAGAAACTGCACATTCAGTCTGTGCAAACCCCAATAAAATGTTACCGACCAAATTCTTTTCAGATGCTGAAAGATTTTCATTCCAATCTTTCACGTCGCCTTGCATCGAAATCTCCGTATGAAGCCAAAAGGCCTGTGCTTGTTTTAGCCATCCCTCTGTGTAATAAATTGGATATTCAAAGGGCTTAAATTCTATTCTTTCTTTAAATAATTGAGATTTTGACATTTTTTAAAAAACGTATTTTTTTTACTATTGCTATTAGACGACAAAGGGTCCTTAATTCATTAGAACTGATGGACCCGGGGTGTAACTTTACGATACATTGTATATATCATGGCTGTTACGAGGGGCTCTAAATATAATAACTGATTAAAATCCTTTTAGTACCTTTTTAGCTTCTTCAGCTTTAGTGAAATACTCGTAAGATTTTGCCTTATATTCTTTACGCTGTGTGTAAAGATCTGAAAGAATTTGCTTCAATATTGAATCTTTCTTATCGTACACAACTCCGTTAACACAGACGATTTCATCTTCATTCTTTCGTCTTTCAGGAATCTCAGACTTTGGAATGATTTCTTTATATGAGTCAGGTGAGATGTTAAACTGTCGCATGATTGAGGGGTACAGTGAAGCAAAGTCAAATGCAGATACACCTTGATAGAAACCAACAACCGGTTCTTTAACATAAGCACCAGCATATTGGCCATCCTTTGAACCTTCATCTCTTTGTTCTGATCCAATTCTCTTATTAAGGGCTGACATCTTACGTGCAATCAGAGCTTCCGTTACAGCAACTGGTGATGCAGCTTTATAGAGAGGCATCTTGGTGATTGAAGCCAGGGTCAATAGAACTTCCATTGACTTAAGCTGTTGATCTATATAATAGACTAGACATGAGTCAACTACGTTATAGAATACGTATTTTGTAAAGTCATTCTCGTAAAGGTCCTGTAAGGATCCATTATACTTGATCTTATTTGTCTTCAGTACTTGACCAGATACATAATCCAAAGCATTAGATTCTTTTACCTTGACCGTGCGATCGTACTTATCATACAATTGCATGTAATCTAAGATGCCGATGTGCAGCGGTCTAGAATCATTCTTATCAAGTGATTGAGTCATTGAGGCTTCTTTGATGTCAATCTGGAGACGCTTACATCGGTTAACGATATATTGCCAGTCATAGTTGATAAAGTTCCAGCCTGTCATCATCGGAAACTTAGGTAAGAACCGATAAATGAATGTTGCCACCATGTCATGTTCATTCTTAAACTGACGGTATTCAAAGGTCCAATCCTGATCGAATTGTTTGAAGTATTCATTAGTGTCAGCTTCGATTTTCTTAACTTTTTCAAGAGAAAGTTCTTCTAATCCAAGAACAATGGCCTTACGTTCTGGCGTAATGATTGAGAATGTTAGGATTCGTGATTTGGCTTCTTCAGCTTTAGGGAAACCATCTACGATCTCGGTTTCAATATCGACAAAGTATGTACGAGGAAGATTGTATGCAAAGATTTCTTCTTTGTCTCGTTCGGGTAAATTGTCTAAGTAATAGATCAAAGAGAACTTATTGAACTGGCGAGCAGGACCCAACTTGATAGGACGACCGTCCCAGTTTGTCAAGGTCTCATGTTTATAACGATCCATTGGATCGGTGATGTACCAGTTCTTAAATTGCTCAACAGGGTAGCGCTTGAAATTAACCTTGCCTTCCTTGTCGTAATATGAAATAATGACTTCTTTGTCTCTTTGTTCTACGTCTAATAACATTAGTATCCTCGGTTTTGACGATCGTGATTCTCTGCGTTCTTGGCCATGTAAAGGTTGACTACATCTTTTGAAGTCATACCGATTGAAATTGCGAAATTCATGAAGAAGTGCAAGCCATCAACCCACTCATAGTAGAGTTCCAATCGATCTGCTTCACTAAGATCTTCAACTTTCATGTCAACTGCCTTAGCGTTATCCTTCTTCCAGTACTTCCATGCAGCTGAACCAATTCCATCGTTAACACCTCCTAGTGAATCGAACATTTCGTTTAGTTCATCACTTAGAGCGTGCTTGTTGACCATCCAAAAGTCTGCAATCTGCTTAAGGGTCCAACCTGTGAAGTCAAATCCAAGGCGAGCTTGTAATTCTTTTTGCTTGTTGTAGATTAGACCAAAGGTGTCTTCAACGCCTGTGTAGAAATCTTCTACGTTAAGGTCTGAGCATTTATTATCTGTGTTTGCCATATATCTTGTACTTAGAAAAGTGAATTTGTTTGTAAAGTAATTGGCTTTTCTGTTTGTCTTTTATTAACACTTGCGATAGCATTGAACAAATCAGTGTTAACAACTTCAGGTGCATTGTGCAATTTAGCTAGACGGAATGAATTCTGTCTGAATTCATCTCGACGCTTGTGATCAGCTGCCAATTCTAGAATCTGAGGAATTGAAGCTTCAACGTTATTCTTATCAACGAAGATTGCAAAATCTTTTAGTTGACTGAAAGGAACCCCTTCAGTACGGTGAATAACGTGATCTCCCCAGTGTTTATCAAACAAAGGAATGGTACCTGCTGCAATTACCTCGCACATTGCATACTCAATCATTGAGCCGTAAAGGCGTTCGGGTAGGTTAAAGAATTCTGCACCAAACATTGAGTTTGACAACTCACCCATACCTTCAGCTAGATTATAAGGACCGTAAATGTAGACCTTATCAGTGAGTTGAGGATATGTGACTGGATTCTTCGTGTCATGGACTTCAAATACATCTTGACGTGGAGTGCGATCATCGTTCAAGAACATTGGTAGGGCACCAATAGAACGTTCAACGCCTCGAGCTTCAGTTACCACGTCTTCATTTTTCAAAAGGTTCATCAAATCAAACATTCTGAATGGATCCTTAAATCCAGCGAAACGACCAAAGTAAGTGATTCTTCGAGTCTGCTTTTCAGCTGATTTCCAAACAGGCTTCCAAGCATCGTAATCGTAAGGATTGAGATTCATCTCAATCAATGGAGTGTTTGGAGCGTGCTCACGCATTTTGTTTGCGAAGTTAGATGTCAACGAGTAATTGAACATTGCATCCATTTGACTCATGATCTCCCAATAGCGATGGTTCTTATTAAGATTCGCCATGTTGTGGTCAAGGCAGTTACCAACCTTTACTGGTTTGGTTAGACCATATACACAATGTTCGATAAAGTCTTCGTTAAATTCATCACCTACTGATTTGTGAGGGAATGAAGTGTAATAGACCACATCACATTCGTTCAATTCTTTAGCGACCTTAGGAATGTCTTTGCGCTTAAAGTTAGTTGCAATAATGTCAGTTGACTTGTGACGAGGCCACATCTTTTCTGTTGCTGCGTAAATGGTTGCTTCGTGACCTTCTTTAATCAACCAGTTGTAAAATTCAATGGTGTGGCGAGTCAATCCACATCCTTCTACTCCTTTAGCTAGTACTAATGCTATCTTCATTTTAAGAAACGTTTAGTTATTTTATACACGAAGTGGGATTTGTTTAATCCCACCAGTATCTTATGTTATGTTCAATCATTCTCCACAGGATGTCATGGGCTCGTTTGGTTTTATATGCAGTTATTTTCATCTGCTCTGACCAAATTTGCATGATCTCTTCGTTGTGTTGATCATCAACTGCCTTTTCCCATCTAATGTCAAGAGAATACATGCCAGTTGCTTTGTTTTCAATAAACTCAAACTTTTGCTCGCCGTATATCTTTTCCATCATGACTGCCATTTCGTCATTATACTTTTCATCATATACAATGTCCATTAGTTTGATGACAGTTCTAATTCTAGAAGCTTGATGAAGAGAATCACGACGATAAGATTTAGAAGATTCAAAGAACTTGGCCTGACGTTCAAGTTGGTGCTTGAATAATTCTACTGAGTAACGGAAATCAAAGTCATAACCCTTCCAAATCATGGGTAGAAAGTCGATGACACGTTGTATTCTTCTAAAAATATCTTTAATCATTTTCATATTTTATTTCAAGATTTCCAGCTATTTGATACGCTTCGGCCAGTTTGTCGTTAGCCTCGTCAATTAGCGTTTGAATGTCTTTATTCAACTTAGCAACTGGATGCTGAGTCAAATTGTTTTCAATCACCATCATAATGACGCTCAATCGATCTGTCATTTCATGATAGTGAAACTCATCAAGTTTAGGCATTCTAGCCATTACATTGCAGGGCCTACAGGTGATGTACGAGGCTTTGGAGTGGTATTGATTTTGATCAATACTTCAAACACGTCTTCTCCGCACTCGAATTTGACATACTCTCTTGAGTTTTCAACCACACTTGTAATCAATGGGCTTGTATATGCAGCTGAGTTTTTTACCTGTGCTTTTTTCAAGTTTGCTAGATCTAATGAATTAATATCTGCAACCTCGAGTTCGAGCGCCATTGCATAATTTAGGGCTGGATTGGTTTCAATTCTCTTACCAACTTTGTCTTTAGCCGTGTAAGAAATCCAGTTTAATTTGTCTGCGGTCATAAATTCTTGACCGTTCTTTTTGATTGTGAAGTTAGCTTCCATGTCCTTTGATATGTGATAGTTTTTCGACCATTGAATTTATTCTTCGTTTATACGCTTCAGCCTTTTCAGTGTAACCGTTTTCGATGGCTCGATTGTAGCGCTTTTGAAGTTGGTGTAGTTTGTGACCTAACCTTTTAGATTCAAAATGTTCGATAATTCTTTTCATTACTCCGTTTTTAAGTCGTCTAATTTAACATAGACTGGTTCATTTCCATGGTTTTCAAATACCACATCAACGAATATAACGTTATAAAACTCGTAGAAATCCTTGATGGATCCACGTCCAAATTTTGGATGGTGGACTTGGGTTCCTTTACTCAGTAATTGGGTACTCATTCTTCTCGTTGATGTAGTTTTCTAAACCTTGAATATAACCAACCGCATCTAAGAGATTATCGCGCTTGTGATTGTAGCTTTCACGTGAAAACTTAAGAGCGATTAGAGCCATGTACATTTCACGACCGGTAACATTTAAACCTGTCATACCGTTGAAGACCATCGCTGCACGATCCATGCCTTCAGAGAAGGGGCCATACATACGATCTTTTTCTTCTGAACGATTATTAATAAGCTCGTGAGCTTCTAGTGCAATTGATTTGTTTTCCATATAGATTATACGTAATTAAAGGTGTTTAGTTTCATTGACCCACTCGGGTTTTCCATTGGCGAGACCCATGATCTTGATGTGCTTGCCGCCTGCAATTCTCTTGGTCTTTTCAATTGCCTCTCTGTGAGTTCGAGCCCACACGCAACAAACGAAATCTTGTCTTTTACTCCACGCTGATTGCATTTCACGCTCATCTTCGTAGTGTAAGTAATAGACCACAGTTGCTTTGGGTTCGTTTTGCTCTCGTTCAATCTTTTCAACCTCTTGACGAGCCCAATCGATGTACCAGTTCAAAACGTGATCTTCCGGATCAACTGAATAATCATACAGCTGGAAGATCTTCCATGAATCGAGGGCGTACTTACCAACTCCTGTTAAATCTCCCAACCGATCCACAGGGATGGTGACAGGATCTTTGAAAGTGTCTGTTAATTCGAGCCACTCGCGGCTAAATTGTTTCCATTGTTTAGCTCGTCGATTATAGAATCCAAGAGATCGAATGATTTCAATGATCTCTTCATCTGATGCAAACATCAATTCCTCAGGCGTTGGAAATCGATCAAAGAAGTTATACCGTACTTTTTCTACCTGTTTGTAGTTGGTTTGATTCAACATCATACAGACGATCATCATCTGCCATGGGTTGTCTCTAAGTTGTTCTTGGCGGGTGTTCCAGGGTGATGTCTCAAGCCTGATTCTCAGCATCGTCTTCCTTTTTAAGATCTTCTAACTTCTTTTTCTCGGCTTCAACTTTATTTTCTAAGTCTTCAACTGTTGTTCCATTAAAAAGGGTTAGAATGACTGAATAGATTACCAATGGCCAAACCAAAATCATGTATAGTCTTTCAGCCGTAGTGTATCGATTCTTTTCGTAGGTTTCTTCATCAACTACATTGCGAATGTTGTAATGCATTAGATCCATCAATAGTGAAAAGAAGATGCCTAGGCCAAGGTAGATTTGTGCGTATGTTAGAATACTCATAGAATAGAGATAAGAAGAGCGGCACTAGGCCGCTCTTCAATTAGAATTAGTTGAGCAATTCTCCAACTTGGGTTCCAAAACCGGAGAAGGGAGATCGAACCTGATTGCCAAGGTTCCAATCTTTACCAAGAATGTTACCGGCTTGAACCATCAAGCGAGTACCATCATGTGCTTGTACACCTTCAACGATGTCTTGACCGTGAGTTGCAAAGTGAGTGACTCCGTTAACGATAGACCAGATAGATTGGTCAGTTGTTGCGTTAGCAAGTTCTTTAGAGTTCAACTCGCTAGTTGAAACTCCAGCACGAGAGTAAGCTAATTCATTTTGTGCCAAAGGAATCCAGTTGTCTGCACGATCACCTGCACCTGCATCTTTAATCAACTTGTGAGCCCATTGCATTTCCTTCAAAGAAGCTGCAGTGTTCTTGGCCTTCTTAACCAATGAGTCAAACTCAGTTGGCATGAATTGGCGCTTAGCAAGATCACGAAGGTACTCGTTGAACTTTTCCATTGAATCAGCTGTCAATGAAGTCAAGTTGTAAGTGTCAGCTGCCATTGAGGTGGTCAAGCCATTAGTACACCACATACGATTTACGTAAGGAGATACTTGAAAACCCGTGATAGGTGAGTTCTTAAGAGTGATACCCGCTTGGAACACTTCTGTTTCATCACCAGGAACAGCCCATGAAGCATTAGGATTGAATGCATTGATGGTAATGATACCAGTTCCAGGATCAGTTGTCCAGTTTACTACTCCAAACTTACCGCGATCAATGATCTCTTCTGCATTCTCAATGAACTGAGAGTTTGAGATCAACTCGTTAGAATGTTTGGTAAAGTTGACAATCAACTTAGAAACTGGATTCAAAACCAAAGTGATTTGGCTTAAGTTGCCGCGGTTAGAAGCCATAGCGTTCTTAACCGTATTGATGAATTGAGCTTTAGCTTCAGCATTGAACAGTCGTTCAAAGCGATCAGCAAATTGCTTGCTCATTCCAATGATTTTCATCAAGGACTTGAAAGCACCATTAGTGATTCCAATGCGGTGACCTTGATACTCGATCGTCTTTTCGTCGATCAATTTGATGTCTCGAACTGGCACAGTCTTACGAAGAGCTTGTGCATTCAGTGATTCCTCTTTCCGCGTGAGGATTGCGTCGTTAGATAGTGTTGCTACCATGGTTTTAATTTATTTTAGGTTTAGATTATATTTATTTACTTGATTTTGTTTCAAAAGACATTGCGAGAGACGCGATACCGACCATTCCAAGAAGGGCGGCGGTAAAGAGTTCGTTAATGGGGTCAGCGAAGTGAATGAATTCCTGAACGGAACCTTTCATTAAGCCAGCTACGATCAGAAAACTGAGAGCTGAAACGGCGAGAGATTTGAGATTTACTTTCATAGTGTCTATTACCAATTGTTATAAGTAAATATAACCAATAAATCTGACCCGAAAAAACTTTTTGTGAAAAAAGTGCAACTTTTTTTCGAATAGATAGCTCATAAACCCTTAAATAACACACTTATGTAGAAATGGCAAAAGCAAGTGCATCAGTAATGTCTCTTGACAAACCTAAAAGAAAGAGACCGGGCGTTCACGCTAAAAAGAAGAACTCTGTTCACAAGACGGGTAAAAACTACAAGAAGAAGAACAGAGGCCAAGGTGGTCGTCGCTAAGCCCTAAAAAAGCCTGATCTCTCAGGCTTATTCTAGTGTGTTAAGTTAATTACTTAACGGTGCTTTGATTTGCTCATGACATTGATATTCGAACAATCGAATATGGTCATGTGTCAAATCCTCTATTTTGCCAGAGATTGGCATGTCAACTGTGACGTATGGTAAGTCAAATGGCTCACGTCTAATTTGCTGACTTGCCTGTGAAAGGTGATTGAGATACAAATGAGTATCTCCCAAACTTCCAATCAATTCATCTGGGATCATGTTAACGGCCTTACCAAGGATGGTAAGTAGAAGTCCGTACGACGCGATATTAAATGGTAGACCCAAGAACGTGTCAACTGAGCGTTGATTCCACATCAATGAAATCTTACGGCGAGGAAAATCTCTTTCATCAAGATCTTCATGTTCTAGGTTAACTGCATAATAATCATTGTGCCCGATTGATTCAGCCCAGCGCGATCTACGCTCTTTAATACTCATTTCGGTGGTGTAAACTTGAAACCCATAGTGACACGGTGGAAGAACCATATTAGGCAACTGCTCAACGTTCCATGCATTAACCATCAATCTGCGAGAATCTGGATTAGTCTTCAAGTCGTCAATCAACTGTTGGATCTGATCTACGCCTGGTTTTCTTTTGGTTTGAGTGCCTAAAATGTAATTGGTTTCATATTGACTGCCCCATTCACGCCACTGATTACCATAGATTGGTCCTAACTCACCGTTTATTTCAGCAAATTGTTCATTGGTTTTGATAAGTTCAATGAACTCATCCATAGACATTTGATTATTAGTCCTACTTTTGTATGCTTTATATGCATCACCGTTCCAAATGTTGCACCCATTTTCAACGAGGAACTTGATGTTAGTATCTCCCCGAAGGAACCATAGCAGTTCAGTCACCATTGTTTTCCACGCCATCTTTTTAGTGGTCAACAATGGAAATCCAGTTCGCATGTCGTGGCGAACCTGCCTTCCAAACAAGCTCTTTGTTCCAGTGCCGGTTCTGTCTTCTTTGATCTTACCGTTTTGAACGATATCGCTCAACAGTTTTTGATAGTCTAAATCTAACCAATTTGTCATCATTTTACCCAATCTTGAAATGCTAGTTCGTACGATTCAACTCTTTCGATTCCTTCTTCCATGAATTTTTTAGCGGTTTCAATCACCTCTAGACGAAGGCCGTATGCATCAGCCTCCATTAGAATTTCTTCAATTTGATTTTCAGCACCCATTAACTTAAAAGTTTTTTTGCGGTTGAAAGTTCAGCCATCAACGTATACATGTGCCATTCATGGTCATAGTTTTCGTCTTCTTTAACAAAAGATAATTCCATGTCAATATATTGTTGCATCACGGACTCTGCAACCGCCAATTGAGTCATGTTTTCACATGACCGAATAGTGTTCAGGGCCTTTAAAAAATAGAGTTGTTGATTGACTGCCATGTAATTTATATCGCAGTCGTGAGGAAAGTTTCAGATTAATTGTTAGCAATGCCAATAATTTGACGAACCTTGCTAAGCATATTTCCTTTTTCGATCATTTCTTGATCTGGAATGGGAACTGAGCCCTTTTCATAATCTCCACCGCCAACAGATTCTTCTTCTGGTTGATCAGGTGAAAATGCCTTTAATTGTTTTTCAACAATGAATTCCTCCATTGTCATTAAGAGTTTACGTCTCTTTTTCTTTTTCTTACGATACTCTTCCTTAGCATCGCCTTGGCCGGCAGGTACATCTCCTGAACCATCGGAGCCGGCATCGGGTAAAACAGGGTCTCCCATCCCACCCAACATACCTGGACCAAGATTCGATAAAGACGCTCCACCCAACGTGCTGAACATCGTATCTTCCTTAACCTCTGGAAGACCTTCATGGCTTGTTTCTGCAAAATCTTTAAGTTGTTTAAGTGTCATACTGTCTACTAGATCTGACACCTTATTTCTGTAAGTCGCGTCAACGTCTGAAAGTTGCATATCGCCCTTCTTGACGGCGTATGCAACTCCCATTAAACGTTGTTGTGATTTACTAGTGCTTGGCATTTTAATAGCTCTATATTGTTTAGAGATTAGACTCTAACGCCAGCAACTTTTGCCAATTCTCTTAACTTAGCTTGAGCTTGTTGAAATTTAGAAAATACTTCGTCGTATGTCTTTTTACGAGCTGCAACTTCATCGCAACCCTTTTTAAGATCTTTACAAGTCTCTTTTACACCTTGTAATGCTGATCCTGCTTTCATAAAAGCTTTTCTTGATGATTTATATTCACCTTTAGCAAAAGAATATAGCGCTAACATATCCGATGACATTTTATCCTCTAACTTATCGCATTTAGCAATCACCTTTTCTGCAACTGCATCTGCTTTCGTCTCCTCTGCTTCGTCTCTCTCTTTCAAAGATTTCATCAAATTTTTCTTATCTGATGGAACGTGTTGCAACATTGCAGACCATTTAGAAGATTGATAACTCAATTCTCCAATAATTTGAATTGTTTTTGCAACAACTGGTCTAACTTTCTCTTGATCTTTGTCTTTATCACCACCTTTAAGCTTTTCTAATTCAGCTTCTAGATCTAGTTTGTTACCGTCTAGATCATTTAGGCGAAGTTCAGCCTCATCTTCATCAAAGTCGCCATTGTCCATAGCGTCTTGAACATCTTCCATTTCTTTTTCGATGTCCTGCAATTCTGCTTGAATCTCTTTAATTCTCTTCTCGTTAGAAGCTTCGAAGATGAATTGTTCAAATAGTTTTACGTGTTTCATTATTTATAGATATGTTTAATCTTTAGTTGGTTTAATGATTACCAAGCGTAATCCATGTCATTTACTTTTTTAACCTTGTCTTTAATGCTCTTAGCGTAGGTAGAAGCTTCTCTTGTGTAGTATTTACTACCTTCAGGATTTTTAGCATCGTTAGTGTATCTAACATAACTTTGATACATGTCAAGTATATTAGAAATAACGTTAGCGGCATCTCTCATAGAGATTTCGCGACCTTTCTTGTCGGTGCCAATGATCATTGACTCGTATCTACCCGCAGTCTTATTCTTAAGAGCGCTTTGAATATGTCCAGTTACAGTTTCAATTGCCTTTTCAACCATACCGTCAATATCATCGCTGGCTGCTCTAGTTGCAAGAATCATTTTGTATCTGTTCATGTTCTCCTGTTTGAATTCCTTATCTGTCATGAATGCTGTTGCGCCTGCTTTAGCAGCTGATCTGCTAGCTTTTTGATCTGCAGCGCTTGGAAGAATAGATGGATCAAACATTAGAACTCTATCTGAAACCTCAGAAATTCTCTTGATGTTTGATAGACCTGAAGCACCATAACCAGAATGTTGCTTGTCAATGCCTATAGATGAAGCTTCTTTACCGTATTTACCGGCATTCTTTAGTTTTGGTTCGTAAGGAGCTGATCTATTCCATCCTCTAGTGTAATCCATTGCAAACATTTCATTTTTACCATTTGCAATGGCCAAAAGAGTGTTACCTGGAA